GAGGTACAGGCCATGGTCGGCCACGCCCAGTGCAACCCGATCGGTCAGGCCAAGGAAAGCAACGGACAGAACCACACCGCTCGTGTGAGAGTTGGCGTCATACGCCCACGGATACCGCAGATCTTCGAGCTGCTCACCAAGGTCAATCCTGGCACAGCCAGAGTTACCGTCGATGTCTGCCTCGATACCAGCGTAGATGAAGCTATTCCTGGCACCGAAGCAGCGCACCGGCTTGGTGGTCTCGATAATCAGGGGACCGTACTGCAAGGTTCCTTCTACATCCAGCACACCAACGCGAACGCCTCGGCTTGTGCCGATAGCCAGATAGGTAGACAGGTAAGTCTTGATCGCGTAGACCTCTTCCCCAGGGGGGAAGTCTGCTATCTGTTGAGCGCCACCCACCACAGGGCTAGCGCCGCTCCCAGGGTCAGTGAGAGAGAAACGATAGATAAAGCCATAGCCGTTAGAGTAGCCCGAAGCCAGAATGGCACCCGGCGCTTCTGACACTCCGGTCCAGATCCAGTTAGCATCAGGATGCGTGTAGAGCGGAGTGGCTCCTGAGAGCGCGCCACCGGCGAGAGTGAGGTCATATAAAGCAGGTCCCTTGGATGCGATGATTCGGGACTTGACCCACCAAGGACGCACAACAGCGCCCGTACTGGTCCACAGCGAACCAAGCGACGTCCCGGTTGTATCGCCTGAAAGAATACCAGCAGTGGTTCCGGTGAGAACCTTGGAACCGGCGATGACCGGTTCTGTTCCTGCCGTACCTGTATAGGTAGTCTTGGTAGTTCCGTCGTGACGGAACAGAGTACTACCCACGATCCCGAAGACTACCTCTGCGCCACCGACACGAGCGGGAGTAGCGTAGACGTTCTGCCCACCAGAGGCAGATTCGAGCAATGGAGAATCGTGGAGCAGCGAAGCCTGCCCCACGGTCCACACGTCCATGTTTACTGAACGGTCGTACCTGTACTTGGTAGCCGCCTCGTTAGAGCCCGGCTCGTAGTAGTTGGCTCCGGCACCACGGTGCCAGGAATCCTGATCACGCACCCACCACTGAGCGAGCGTCTGCTCACCCGGCTCGGGTGACGTGTCAATCTGCTGACGTCTGAAGTCAGCAGTCTCGCGCTGGTATGGATTCTGGTCACTGATCAAGAACCGGAAAGGAAGATCTGCGATGGCGATATCCGCCAGTACACCCTTGGCGACATACTGAGATGCACCAGTCCTCGCACTGATGTGCGTAGGAATAGTTTCTGTGATGTCCGGGGGTGCCGGTTCAAGGAATGACATTATCCCGCCGCTGCGCTAGGGGCCATCTGGATAGCAACCCAGTGGACGTCGTAGTTGGTGTTGTCCGGCACGGGCTCGTTGGAAGTCTGGTGAACGCGAATGCCGATAGAAGAAGTATTCAGGCTGGCGATGTTGACAGCGACGCGCCGCTTGAGCGAAGACTCCTCGAACTGCTGAACGGTCAGCATGACGATCGGGTTAACCGTGAACCCGTAGTCAGAGATGTCAATGCTGGCGAACTGGCTGACGTTGCCAGCGCTAATCTGAACAGAAGCCTTCTTCCCACCGTGAACCTTCCACGGAACGAAGTCACCACCAGACTGGAACAGACGGAAGTCTGTAGCGTCTCCGGTGATACCGGTCTGAACAACGTTAGAACTGTCGCGAGTCACCAGTGCGTAGCCCGAGTGAATCGGGGGAGACTTGATGGTGACCAGGCTGTCGGTGCTAGTAGCAGACGTGAAGTTGGCAGCACCATTGCTGGCAAGAGATGTAACGTTGGCGAGATTGACGTTGACCTGAGTCACGTCAATTGTCCCAGCCACAATGCCGGGAGTATTCAGTCGGCCAGTAGGCTCAATGAATGCCAGCTCAGTGCTCGTGCTGTCGCGCCAGCTCTGAAGGTGCCCGGTCTGAACCGGTGCACCCTGGACCACCAGCGGAACGGTGGAAGCGTTGCCAGCAAGCATCGTGCTGGACACACTTGAATCCAGGCCGGGCGTGGTTACACGCCCAGTAGAGGTCACGGTGGCAAGAGTGGCGTTAGCCGAGTCGGAGAAGACCACCAGAGGCGAACCCTGGGACGCCGCCTGCTTCACCCGCAGGGCGGTGTGATCGGTCAAGCTTGCCGTGAACGTCTTGTTATCCAGCACCTGGGTGTCACTAGAACCCACAAGTGCCCCTGAGACGCCGTGTACGCCTGATACAGCGCCTACATGGACTCCCGCTTCCCGGTAGTCCCGGGCGGTAGCCATGTGCCTTAGATCGGCACCAGCGTCGTGAGGCTGGGCAGAGCTTCCATCCTCGCCACGGACCACGGTGAGGTTCAGGCCCACCACGTTCGTGACGGTGACGATCTCTTCAGTCGACCGGCCCGGGTCGGCCACCATCGTGAAGGGGGCGGTCGGGAATCCGGTCGTGTCAGTCACCGGGAACACGTTGACCGATCCGTTGACCGAAGTGGTCAGCGTGGTCAGTCGAGCTACCGAGCTGTAATTACGGGCAGCAGCCATTAGCGAGTCCGATGTGCGCGGGTGGGATAGCGGTCGAGCTGGGCTCGCCGCTCTTGGTCTAGGCGGGCTTGGTAGATCGTACGCATCGAGCCAGCGACCTGAGTCGCTGTGCCGACAGGCTTACCCAGATCCAGCGCGTCCGAGGGGACGCTCTCCACCGGAAGGCGACTCGTGTCCTGCCACGGAATCAACCGGGAAGCAGTACCGAGAACAACGACGTCACGAGCACTGGCGGGTAGGCCGGACTCAGTGAACAGGGAAGTGCTCAGCGGGAGGACGCTGGGAATCTTGGCGTACGTTACGTGAATGGTCGCATTGATCGGCAGAGGATCACCGACAAGCAGAGCCTTGCCCGATGGGAAGTCCACGGTAGAAGCGGAGTGAACCGTCTCCCATGCCTTCACGGTATTCCAGGAGTTGGGATAGTTCCACTTCCATTCGACGGCGAGCACGCGCTCGCAATCTGCCGGAAGTTCGTACTGGAAAGAACTGGAACTCGACTCGATGTCCACGGTGCCCACAGCGAACAGCGAAGGGTACAGTGAGCGAATCGTGTTGTTGACTTCTCTGGCCACTGTTGAACGCGGCCAGGTGGGCGACACCCACACAGCGACACCAGCGGTGTGCGGGATGGGTGCCGTCCCCTTGAATCCTCTTCCGAACGCGGGGACGTAGACGGTTCCGTTCTCTCCATAAGAGACGTACAGAACCTCGTCATCGATCTCGATGATTCCCCGGGAGATGTTGTCAGAGTCATCGACGGTGAACGACAAGTCGTCGGCGTCCATGTTGGACGTCAGAGTGCAGACCTGATCGTTGTTCGTCCCGAATCCCTGAAGGGAGGTAATGACCTCATCGACCAGCGACGAGAATGTATCGGTGGTCGTGTAGGCCACAGTGACTCCAGACTAGAGGACGTTGACTACTGCCTCGATCTTGCGTTCGTATTTATCCATTTCGGCATGGGTGGTTCCCGGAGGCTCCAGGCCCTGGGCTTCTAGCCCACGGAACCGAGCAAGCTCTCCGTCCCAGCGCTTCTGCTTAGAAGCGTCCCACCCATTGGCCGAGTTAGTGTAAGCCACCCGGGGTGCAGAGTTACGGCAGCAAGCTGCGTAGCTTCCACAATCCTTCGTCTTACACCCCGAGCGACAGCTCACTTGTTCGGAACCCGGAACACGACGCCAGCGGCGACCAGAGTGGCCGCAATGACCCCACCGATCTCAGCGCCGTCAAGATTCCCGTCGGCAAGGGCGGTACCCAGAGTACCGACCAGGGCGGTGACGCCAGCAGCAATGGCCTTGGCCACCTCGGACGCCTTGTAATACTCGTTCATGTTAATCCTTCAGAGATTGACGTGCATGATCCTGGATGTGAGTGTCGACCTTGTTCTCCACCCGCTTGACCGTCTCCTTGATCTCGGTGACAGCCTCTCGCATTTCCTTGGCGAATCCATTTCCAGTCGGGAGGGCCAGCTCAGCAGCTCTTGTAGCCTGATCGCTGACCTTACTCACCTGTTGCTTGGAAGAAAGATAGGTGAAGATGATTCCCGACATGAGAACGAAGTTCGCCAAGAGCAGGGAGACCCACCGAAAGATTGTTCCTTCGGTGGCTCCCGATAGAATATCGACTAAGTGGAACGTCACTTCTTACTGGTCGACAGAGCGGTGAGGGCGTTGACCTTGTCGATCAGCTTGTCGAGCTTGTCGTTGACACTCTTGATGTCTTCGTCAACCTCGCGCCGCAGACGAGCAACGCTCGGAGGGAACCGAAGCAGCTCGTCGTAACTCTTGGTCTCGCCCTCAAGGGCAGGGTCACCGTACGCCTTGGCGTCGGCTTCGGTCAGCTTGTGACGGTCATCGAATGCCACGTCGTCTTCCTCTTCCTTTACGATCTTGCTGGGGATGCTGGAACGGAAGGAGTTCATGCTGAACGAAGGGTCAGACTTGCGACCCCTCGGAGAGCAGGTCTCCTTGTGTCCACGTACGTCGGAGACCGAGAGGTTGAACTCGTCGATCAGAACCCGACACAGAGCCGCGTACGCCCTCATCTGGACGTCAGGCCAGTCACTGTCAATTCCAGTGCCCGCAGCCTCGGCCTCGATGCCGATGGCGTGCGGATTGGTGAACGAAGTCTGGAGGCTGACACCAGCGTGATAGCACAGACCAGCAGCCACGACGTAGATCGTTCCACTGCGCCCGAGGACGAAGTGGGCCAACGGCCCATCTAGCCCGGGGCGACCGTCACGAACCACAGCGAGACTTGGTGCATCACCCTTCGCACCGCCGTTAGCGGTGTGATGGCAGGTGATTGTTTCAATGCCGGACATCTGACCGTGGCCCCGAGTCTTCCAGCCAGATACTTCGACGACTGGAAAGCCACTCTTCCGAGCGACGTCAGCCAATTGTGTCAGCATGGTCATGTTAATCCTTAGATGTCTATCGGCGTAAATTCTGGAGCCTCAGAGATCCAAGCCCCGTAACCAGCAGCGGTGAGTGCCGCTGCTTCGTACTTGTCTATCCTGTACGTGCGTCCGCCCAGATAGACCTTGTCAGCGTTTATGATGTCTGTCTCTTCTGGATCATCGAACTGCTTGTAGC